CCTGCTGCTGTAAAGATTGCGAAGGATGCTGCTGATGCTGCTGCTACAACAGCTAATGCTGCTTTGCCTACTACAGGTGGAACATTAACTGGAAACTTAATTCTTGATAATGCAAAAGAATTAAGACTAAGTGAAGGTGATAGTGATGGAGCAAATTACACAGGATTAAAAGCACAAGCACAAACAGGAGATATAACTCTTACTCTTCCTGCTGTTGCTCCTACTGCTGGTCAGGTTCTTAAAGCTAATGCGTCAACACCTACGACTTTGGAGTGGGGAACTGATAGTGCAACTGACGCAACAAAAATGCCTCTTGCTGGTGGAACGTTCACAGGAGATGTCACCTTCACAGGAGATAGTTCAAATGGGTTATGGGATAAGTCAGCGAGTGCGTTTGTTGCAAACTTAACTGGTACGGCTTCTGGAAATGCTGTTCTAACAGGCTCAACTAACAACACGATTGCAACAGTTACAGGAGCTAATGCTCTTCAAGGTGAGGCTAATCTTACTTTTGACGGTACAAAACTTAGTGTAGCCTCCACTGCATCAAATCTTTTTCAACTAAATTCAACACACTCTGACGGTGCTCAAGTTAACTTTCAATCAAATGGAACTGACTTTGCATATATAGGTAGTGCTAAAACATTATTTAGTGGTGGAAGCGTTACAGATCTTGGTTTTAGAGTAGCAACTAACATTTGCTTTGGAGTTGGTTCAAATGAAAAAGCTAGGTTCGACTCAAGTGGTCGTTTGATGCTCTCAACGACTGTTAATACAAATGTTTCTAATAATGCTGACGATATAGTTATTGGAGATTTAAACACTAGCAATGAAACTGGATTAACTATTTCTAGTACTGCTGGATCAAGTATTAGATTTAATGATAATGCTGGGTATGCAGGAGGACTTGAATATTCACATAGTGATGATTCTATAAGACTTTCGTCTGCTGCAGCCGAACGGATGCGGATTGATAGTTCGGGAAGGCTACTTTTAGGAACGACTACGGAAGGTAATTCCAACGCTGACAATCTAACTATCAACGATTCGGCAAATGCTGGATTAACAATTAGATCAGGAACAAGTAATCAAGGAAGTATATATTTTTCAGATGCTACAAGTGGCGTTGGTGAATATGTGGGGATGCTTGTTTTTAATCATAGTGATAACACCTATAAAACTTATGTAAACAATGTTTTATCTCAAACGATAGATAGTTCTGGTAATACTACGTTTGGTGGAACGGTATCAGACAGCAAAGGCAACCTGCGTTCTATACCTGCAAATGAACAAAATAGTGCATATACCCTTGTTGCTGCTGATGCTGGGAAACATATACCTACAAATTCTGCTGTTACTATTCCTTCTGGTGTCTTTTCTGTTGGAGATGCAATTACTATTTATAGTTACGCCAGTTCAGATATAGCAATAACTAGAAGTGGAGTAACTCTTTGGAATGCTGCTGATGGAACTAATGCGGATCGTACATTATCGACGAGAGGATTAGCGACGTTACTCTGTACGGCAACTAATACGTTTGTAATTTCAGGTGCAGGGTTGTCATAAATGTACCTACTAACTAACACACAACACGGAGATTAATTATGAGTCCTATTCAACAAATGCTTTTAGGTGTAGGTGCTGCTAAGAAAACATATGTTGATGATGTATTTAGCCAATATACTTATGTAGGGAATGAGTCAGCTAGGAATATAAATAATGGAGTAGACTTATCAAGTAAAGGTGGTTTAGTATGGGTGAAAGCAAGAAATGATACTCATCAACATCATTTTTATGATACTGCTAGAGGTGCAAATATAATGGTTGCTCCAGATGCTGATAGTGAGTCTGGAACAGTAAATAATCGTATCACTGCTTTTAATAGTAATGGATTTACTTTAGGTTCTGCTGGTCAAGTTAATGGAACAAATGCTTATAAGTATATGTCCTATAGCTTTGCTAAACAACCCGGTTTTCTAGATATTGTGACCTATACTGGAAATGGAGCTAATAATCGTAGTATCAGTCATAGCCTAGGTTCGATGCCGGGACAAATCTGGATAAAACGTCTAGATGATCCAGCTGATTGGTCTGTATATCATGATGGGTTTTATGACCTTCAAGGTAGTAATCATTATTATTTGAAATTAAATACTGATTCAGCGCAGCTATATAGTGGATCTATGTGGGCTAATGCATCTCCAACTGATACTTATTTCAAAGTTGGATCACATTCTCACGTTAACCAAAACAATGCTGAATATATAGCTTATGTATGGGCAGGTGGTAGTGATAGAACAACTGCCACTTCAAAATCAGTAGCATTTGATGGGTCGAATGATTATTTGAGTACTAGTTCTAGTAGTAGTGATTTCACTATGGGAACTGGTGATTTTACTATTGAATGTTGGGTATATTCAGAAGTTAATAGTTCTGACAATCCGATTTTTCAAATATCTGACACATCTGATGGTTTTAAAAGTGGTGGTTATGATGACACTTTAACTGTGTGGCATAGACCTGCTGGTAATTGGGTATTTTGTGCAAGTGGATCTGAACAAGAAACAAGTGCATCTCCACCTCCTATGAACGTATGGTATCATATAGCTCTTGTTAGAAATAGTGGAACTACAACGTTATATTTTAACGGAAAAAAGATTAACTCAGCTACTGATAATACAGATTATGATGGTACTTATATCGTAATTGGTGGTTATTATGATACTAGTTATGTATTTAAGGGTAAAATAAGTAATTTTCGAGTAGTTAAAGGGACAGCAGTTTATACATCATCATTCAGACCTCCAACTAAACCACTTACCAATATAACTAATACTAAACTTTTATGTTGCAATAATGATAGTGTTACAGGTTCAACAGTAACTCCTGTTACAATTAATAATACAGGTACTACTGCTAGTATAGTTACTCCGTTTAATCATCCAAATGATTATACCCTTGGTGAGAATGGAGAAGATAATATAATTGCATGTGGAACTTATAGAGGTAATGGATCAAGTACTGGGCCTAAAGTTGACATAGGCTGGGAACCACAATGGTTACTAATTAAAAATACTAATAGTGCTAAAGAATGGAAACTATTAGATACTATAAGAGGTATAGGAGCTGATGATGTTGATGTTCCATTCATAGTTAATAACACTGAATCAGAAACAGCAGGTCTTGATCACGTAGATTTAACATCAACAGGTTTTAAACTTACAAGTAATAATAGTCATTATAATACTAATAATGAATTCTATCTCTACATGGCCATCCGTCGTCCAGATGGATATGTTGGTAAGCCAGCTGATGCAGGTACGGATGTATTCGCTATGGATACAGGTAATAGTAGTGAATCTATCCCTGTCTTTGATAGTGGATTCCCTGTTGATTTTGCACTTATGAGAATATTTGCAGGTTCTCAAGAATGGTACACATCTGCAAGATTAATCTCTAAGAAACGGATATGGACTCAAAGTAATAATGCTGAATCAGGTTTAAATGGAATGACATTTGATTCAAACTCAGGATGGGCAAGTAAAGGAAGTACTTATTCTTGGGGAAATACATACCAGTCATGGATGTTTAAGAGAGGTGCTGGGATGGATGTGGTGACTTATAGAGGTCAAAATTCTGCTACTGCTCATCCACATAATTTGAATGCTGTCCCAGAGATGATATGGATCAAACAGAGAGGTGGAAGTACTAACTGGAGGGTATATCACAAAGGATTAAATGGTGGAACAGAACCTTATGATTATTCATTGAGATTAAATACAGATGACGATGAAATGGATAATGCAACCATTTGGGATGATACTGCTCATACTTCCAGTCATTTTAATATTGGCACTCATGGAGATGTTAATGGTGATGGTACTACATTCATAGCTATGCTGTTCGCCAGCGTTTCGGGCATCTCAAAATGCGGATTCTATACAGGAAATGGGGCGAGTGGAGTTACTCAAACCATAACAGTTGGTTTTCAGCCCAGACTACTTATTATTAAGTGTGTAAGTGAGGATATGGATTGGCAACTGTTTGATTCATTAAGAGGTTTAGGTTCTAGCACTGACCCAGCGTTGGAATTAAATACAAATGATGCTCAAGACACTACCAGCGAACTTGATGTGACTTCTACAGGCTTTGTTCTTGGATACCATAATAAGACTAATAAAAACACAGCAAAGTATATCTACTACGCACACGCCTAAATGGAAATCCCATCCATCAATTTAGGGCGAGGTAAACTACCGAGTGCTCTAGATATGCCTAGCATTCCTTTAGAGCCTCCTACTGCAGATATGCCTGTATTCCCACCTATAGTTATACCTCCCGGTAATATCAAAGCTCCAGCTGGAGTAAAACTTGAAGAAGTACCAGAAGAAACTGAAGATGATGAAATAGCTACAACAGAACAACCTACGCTTCGAGTACCTGTTGTAAAAATAGATCTACCCTTACCTAGCGCAGAAGTTGTAGCTACTGCTACCTATGCAGCTGTTGCAGCTGTAGCCACTACCACCTTAGCTACTCCTTTATTCGATAAGCTTAAAAAACAAATACAGAAATTCCTACAGAAAAAAGTAGATAAATGGAAGGAAAACCGCCAGAAAAAAAGGGCCTCGTCCAAAAACTTAAAGACGGAATAGAGGACCAAGAAGCACAAATACAGATCCTCGGTACATTCGTCAGGCTTGGCGTTGTAGTTTGGTCTGGTTTTATAATTACTATGAATTACGTCGAGTTACCTATGGTTAAGAAATCAGGTAACTCAGATATAACTTTTGTTGCGTCGGTATTTACGGGAGCCCTCGCAACATTCGGCTTGACCACTGGTAATAAGAACAGTGGAAATGGCAAACCCGTAAACTGTCCTATGGCTAAGAAAAAGGAAGAATGAAGAAATGGCTCTTACTCTTCCTACTGGCATCACCCACGGTAGCGAGAGCAGAATTAGTGCAACCCAACTTCACCCAAGGGTCGATGAATAGCACAACAACTACAACAATTGATATAGACGAAGAAATAGTTATCACCACCTATGGAGCAGCATTAAACAAATGGTCAGGAGACAATATAACTCACACATCAGCAAGCTCTGGAGGAATAGCAGATTCAGATTCAGTCTTCAACATGACAACAGCTGGCTCAGACTTCTCGCTAGAAGTGGTGACAAGAGCAGCCAGTCAGATAATAGAGAAAACAGAAATAGATCGAACTATCGAACAGGAATCTACTACTGTCTCCTTATCAGTCTTCTCTCAGTAGCACCAGTTAAAGCATCAGATCCAGAAGTCAATAATACCTCAAATCCCGTTGCAGCAGCGACTGGGAATGTAACAAATCAGGCGGTGCAATTCCAGAATAATGGAGCACCGTCTAGACAACATTA